AAACAGATTAGCCGATGAAATCATTAAACGGTCAAAAAACCTGTTAGCGAGTGCATCTGTAAAAGCAACACAACGTCTGATCAACACGATAGACTCTCCTGAAGTAAATCGAGGGGATGATCTGCGTTTAAAAGCGGCAGAATCGTTGCTTAATCGAGTCGGATTAGGAAAAGAAGAAACACATAATCATAATGTACAGGCATTACACGGAGTAGTCCTGTTGCCAGCCAAGAAAGGAATGGAAATCAATGGGCAGTCCTAAATCAAAAATACCAGTAGAAAAGCCTGACTATGTAGGAGGAGCAATGTCTGCCTTTTATGATACTCGTAAATTAAATCCAACGACAGAAGCTGAATATGAACAACAACGTAACGCACAGCAGTATCTTAAATGGCTTAAACAAAATGATCCTGATGAATACAGCAAAGGATTAAAATCTTATAACAAAGAATACCCTACACGTGGTCGAAAAATAATGAACAAAGCAAAAGAACTTTTAGGTTTTGAAACTAAAAGAGGTGGTGGTTCTGTAGGATACACTCAACGATGGAAAAACGCAAGAAAAAAGAATGGCTAACAAGTTAAAAATTTCTTTGTCTGAACAGCCTGATTTATTTAATCAGCTAGAAAAAGCTATGCAACCTGTTTTTAAGACTAATCATGTTGCAGCATTAGGATTTTTAGCAATAAAAGATTCAGGGTGGTTAGAACAAGTATTAGGTTCTAAATTTGAAGGTGGAGTAGATATGGGTAGTGATCTGTATCTTGTTCCAGAAGAAAGTCCTACTGGAAAACAAATGGGATTAGCAGAAGGTCAATTTTGGCATGGAGGAATGGGGCAAAGACAAAAAATATATGTAAGACAAAAGGGAGAAAATCCTTTACAATTTATTAATATGTCTGCGTTAGAATATAATTCTTTTGTTCATGAATTAATGCATCTTGGGCATATGGTATTAAAAGATCTTTTAAGAGAAAATACTTCAGGTATACCAGAATTAACTACTACACGTGATCCTAAAATAATTAATATGGTGGGTAGTGCTATGGATAAAGATGCAGCAAAGTCTTTTTACGAAGGTGATTCACTAGATCATTTAGGTAATCCTATAGGTGGAATGGTAGAATCATATCGTAATTTTCCTGAAAAAAAACAAGATCTTTGGAAAAGAAAAGGTCTAGGTCCACCTTATATGATAAAAGCTGAACAGTATCCTAACGAAGTTACTAATATAATTGCTAGATTATATAGTGGTGAAGATGGAAAAATGCTCACAGAAAATTTAACATTTATGAACGTTTATGATAGCACTCGTTCTGCGTTTCCCGGTACTGATAGATTTCCAAAAGAAGATTTAGTATCAGTTAATTGGTCGGAGTACAATAAAGACATAAGAACAACGGCTGGATACACAAGTCAAGGAGAACCATCAATGGGGTTTTATGGTAAATGGCGGCCACGTAATCCTAATAAAATATTAGAACGAGGAGTTACAGACGGTAAGTATATGGGGGATGATTGGGGAATAGAAACTTATAATACAGCCGATTTTTATCCTTCAGACAAACACTTTATCCAAGATTTACGTAGACAAAATAAACTGCTTAATGCAGTATCTAAAAAAGTATTAGATAAAATTAAAGAATTACCACCTAGAAAATACGTTTATGAAGGGGAAGCAAAACAACCATTTATTTCAGAAAAACCTTCTGGTCTTAAACACACTTGGGAAAAATTTGTAGATACAGTAGTGAATAAACCTTTAGATGCGATGGGGTTTAAACCTAACTATTTTACTAAAGAAAAAGGTTTTTGGAGAAAAGGTGGACAAGTAAAATCTTTAGACGATCAAATGAAAGCATTAAAAGTAGGATAAACATATGAGCAGCACTAAATACATCAATAGCGAAAAAAACCGTAAGCATGAAAAAATGTCATGGAAGCCAGATATAGGTAAATGGAAAACAAAAAGAAAAATTAAAAAAACTATGGAACTTGGTGAAAAAGCTTATGGTGCTGCTATGCTTGGTATTGTAGGTGCAGGGGGTTATGCAGGATATGAAGGGATGAAACTTAGAAAATTTCAAAACCAACAAGATGCTTTACGTAGACAAGAACACATGGAAAGATTTGAGAAAAGACGAGCATCAAGAGGAGGTGGAGGTGGAATGGGCAATATGAATATAACAAAACCATTAACAACACCTAGAAATAGAGCAATACGCAATAAAATGTTTGATGTGTAATGGCATCTCGTGGTAGACCCAAGAAAGACCCTAACGCACCTAAAGCAACTTATAATCTGTCATCTTTAGAACGAGCCAGACGAGCAACCCAGCAAAAAATCAGGCGAAATTTAAAGGCAGCAGATGATGCAGCAAAGAAAGTAAAAAAATACAGACAAAATGTTAAACAAATTAAAAACAACGCTAAAAAAATACAAAACGGACTTAACGGAACAACTACTAGGGTTGTGGATATGGGTGATGTCACTGCCGCAGCAAGTCCTGTCGAGGATTTGGTCGGTGATCAAGATGTCATATTTAAACCTAACAGTGGTCCTCAAGAAGAGTTTTTATCAGCTTCTGAAGAAGATGTTCTCTATGGTGGGGCTGCAGGTGGCGGCAAATCGTTTGCCCTGTTGGTCGATCCTCTCCGTTATTGTCATAACCCTAATCATCGTGGATTACTTCTTAGACGTACTCTAGATGAACTGACTGAACTAATTGATAAGTCAAAACAATTATACCCAAAGGCTTTTCCTAAAGCACATTTCAGAGAATCAAAATCTACATGGGTCTTCCCTTCTGGGGCAACTATGTGGTTTACTTATCTGGATAGAGATAAAGACGTTACTCGATTTCAAGGACAGGCTTTTAACTGGATTGGAATAGACGAGATAACGCAATACCCAACCCCTTACGTATGGGATTATTTACGTTCAAGGTTGCGTACTACGGACAACGAATTAAGACCATATATGTCGATGCGTTGTACAGGCAACCCCGGAGGAGTTGGGGGATGGTGGATTAAAAAAATGTATATTGATCCACATCAACACAACATAGCTTTTCCTGCTACGGATATAGAAACAGGTAAAGAACTACTATATCCTGACAGCCACGAAAAAGCAAGGCAACCGTTGTTCTACCGTAAATTTATTCCTGCACGGTTGACCGATAACCCCTATCTGATGCAAGATGGTCGATATGAAGCCATGCTCAGATCACTCCCAGAAGTTGAACGGAAGAGACTTCTAGAAGGGGATTGGGATGTTGCAGAGGGGGCGGCCTTCCCAGAGTTTTCTAAGGAACGACATATAGTTGAACCTTTTGAGATGCCAACCAACTGGCCCAGAATACGTGCAGCGGATTATGGATATGCCAGCCCATCATGTGTACTGTGGGGTGCGATTGATTGGGATAATAATATTTGGGTATACAGAGAGTTGTATGTTAAGCAACACACTGCTGAACAACTTGCAGATAGAATATTGGATTTAGAACATCTTGATCCTACTCCCCACTATACGGTATTGGATTCATCATGCTGGAACAAGACAGGTGCTGGACCATCAATAGCAGAGTCAATGATACGATTAGGAGTGCGTTGGATTCCATCGGATCGCAATCGATTACAGGGCAAAATGGAAATACACAGGCGATTAGCAGATAACCCATTGACAGAAAAGCCAAAAATCCGTATATTTAATACATGTACTAACGTAATTCGACAACTGGCAGGAATACCGTTGTCAAAAACTAATTCAGAAGATGTAGATACAAAAGCAGAAGATCACGCATATGATGCTTTGCGTTATATGTTAATGACCAGAGTTTCAGGTTATGCGTCAATACATAAAAGTTTACATCATATAAAACAACAAGTTTATCAACCTCAAGATAAGGTATTTGGGTACTAACATATGGGAAAATTTGGAGAAGGTGCAGGTGGAGCGTTTACGCTAGTTGATACGGCTAAGTTTGATCCTGCAAAAACAACTCTGCGTGAATATCTAGAATTATATCTTGAAGAGTCTGGCGTTGGAAGAGAACCTTATAATACTACGTTTGGTTTAGATAAAAACG